CTCTCCCAGTCGGTCATGGGGTTCAATCGTCTTTTGGCGTCCGCCTCTGTCATGATCATGGCGTCAACTCCATGAACCAATAGGCAAACCAGTACATGAGGTAGAAGAAGGCCAGGGCTCCTAATAGGTCGCTCACCTTCCCTCCTCATACATTCGGATCATTTTCTCGACGGCCTCGTTTAGTTCGTCGTTGTGATCGAAGATCTCAAGTATTCGCTTATGATCCTCAGAATCGGCTATCTGGTGGAATGCTTTGTCCATTAGCGGCTCATCCTTTCGTATTCCTGGGGGGTCTCGAATCTGTCGTGCAGCCGGATGGGGTGACCGCCGTTCAGGCGTTGGAACCTGCTGTCACTGGAGTACATGAATCGACCGTCAAACATGGGGCCGATCATTCCCTCCTCCTTCTCGGGGTGGGTGGCGATCAGGTCGCCTCCGGGGCCAGTGGCCAGGACGTAGTGGGGTTTCGAGCCGTTGACCTCGAAGATCTCGGGCACCCCGGTCCCGGTCAGGAAGGCGTCGAAGCCGCTCCCGCTTAATTCCATCACTCGGACAATCATTCCGCTTTCCATCTTCAAACCTCCTTTAAGATGAGACGGGCCAGGATTTCAGCGACACCAGCCAGATCGTAGGCGCTGGCGACAGTGGTACCGATGTCCCCGTCATACTTGACTATTTCGTAGTTGCCGACCCCGTGGCCATTGGTCATGAGAATGTATCCCGTGTCCCCGAGCTTCTGGGAGTCGTTGGCGGCGACCTCTTCGACCATCTCCCGGAGGCTGTCAGCCTTGGCCCGGACAAGATCGTGGTCATACTCGACGTGGACGTAGGTATTGCCCCCGCCCAGGATCTCATGGGTGATCTCACAGCGGCGGATCTTCTCGTGGTCCTCGGCGGCGTCTTTCACCGCTTGGTAGTTGACCGTCTCATCCTTGATGGTGACGTTGATTGAGGATCCGAGCGAGTAGTTCTCGGCCCGGACGCTCACTTGACGGCCCGTGTAGCCGTACTCCTTTTTCAGTTTTTGCCGGATGGCGGCGGTTTTTTCTTTGGTTAGCATTGGTTTCTCCTTACACCCTCAGTATACGCAAAGGGTAGACTATGTCAAGAGGGTTCCAAAGACAGATTGACCCACCTGCTACACTGGGCTGGGCGGACGGGCAAAGTTTGAGCTATAATGATTAGGCCGACGCTGGGGGGAGGGGCCAAGGGTGGATTCTCGCCCTGAATCCTAGCGACGGACTTTTGAGAGAAGGGCCTGATGACAGATACCCCGCCAAAGCGCCCAGTCGGGCGACCCTCCAAGTATAAGCCCGAATATTGCGAGCAGATGATCGAGTTCTTCAACCGCCCTCTGACCGAGGTCCGGGTCGAGAAGATCGAGGAAGAAGGGCTACAGATCGGAGACGATCAGACCCCTGCACTCAAGGTCAAGACCACCAGAAAAACCACTGGCTGCGATTTCCCCACATTCCTACGTTTTGGGCTTTCAATCGGGGTTTCTGACCAGACCCTTGAGAATTGGGCCAAGGAACACCCAGAATTTCTTTCCGCCACTGAGGTTTGCCGGAAGATGCAAGAAGATATCATCAAGATAAACTCATTTAACGGACATTACAGCCAGAGCTTCGCTCAGTTCCTCCTCAAGAACAACCACGGATACCGAGACAAGACCGAGGTCGAGCAGACCGTCGCAGTCGTCCAGATGCCAGCGATCAAGCTCCAGGACGGCAGATCCCTTGATTTTGACGTGGGAGACGATGTTGAAGACTGACATCTCCGATGATCTATGCGTTGATTGCGGGTATTTTCACCCGACGATCTGGATCGACTGGCACACCGAGAACGTGGTCGAGCGCCTTTGCCACAACTGCACGATGGCCCGCCTGGGCAAAGAACAGGTTCCGAGCTACGATTTCGGGTCGGGATGAGCGAGATCTCCGAGCTCCCCGAGATCCTCAACCTCCCCCCCAAGCTCCTGCCAATGGTGCGGAATTTCAACAAATACCGCTACTTCCTCATTGAAGGAGGCCGGGGCTCAGGCAAGACCCACGGCATCGCTCGACTCATCTCATACATTGGGGAAAAGCGATTAGTCAGGACATTCTGCGGACGTGAGACCCAGAACACCATCGAGGAGTCTGTCTACACCGTATTCAAGGACCTGATCAGTGGATTTGGGCTCAATTATCAGGTATTCAGAGATCGTATCCGCCACCGCACCACCGAGTCCGAAGTCCGATTCAAGGGATTCAGGGAGCAGGGATCAGTCAACATCAAGGGAATGGAGGGTGTTGATATCTTGTGGATTGACGAGGCCCAGGCGATCACCCAGCAAACCCTGGACATCATCATCCCCACGATCCGGAAGCAGAAGTCCAAGGTCATCTTCTCCCTCAACCGATACCAGAAGAACGACCCCGTCTATCGAGAGTTCGCCAATCGTGAGGACTGTCTCCACATCCAGATCAACTACAACGACAACCCATTCTGTCCCCAGGTCCTCATTGATGAGGCCAAGATGTGCCAACGAGAGCGCCCGGAGGACTATCGTCACATCTGGTTGGGCGAGCCCCTTGCTCAAGCTGACAACTACCTCTTCCCCCAAGACGCCCTGGACGCCACCCTCGGGATGCACTTCCCACACGATGCGTCAAAATATCAGGGTATTATTCTGGCCGGGGATGTCGCCCGATTCGGGGACAACTATTCAGTCGGGATTGTGCTTAAACAATGCGGCCCGAGACACTGGGAAGAGCTCGCAATCGAGCGTTGGAAGAACCACGATATCCCGTACACGGCTGGCCGATTTGCGTCCATGATGCACGAATACAACCCAGATCACACGGTTATTGACGGTGACGGCCTGGGTGGTGGGGTGGTCGATATCCTCCGAAACCAGCGCAAGCCCATCGTGGAGTTCCGGGGTGGGATGAACGACAAGATTGACAAGGACCGCTACAAGAACTGGCGGACCTATGGTTACCTCACTCTGTCGGAGCTCGTAGCAAATGGATGGCTTAGACTGAAATCTCAGTTTATAATTGATCAGCTAAAGGAGATTCAGTACCGCTACGACAATTCTTTGAGGAAGTTCATCATCCCCAAGGAGCAGCTGATCGAAGCAGCCAGGAAGAAGGGGATCAAGTTCGACTCACCAGATGATGCGGACGCCCTGATGATGGCAGCGACCATGATCGCAACAGTCGAGCAGGAACAGACAGATATGTATACGCAGCAGCACCAGCGCCAGCCCCGAGGACGACCGAGTTCATACGCTTATGAGGAGCCGCTGATCTAATGACCTACATCATTGTCGGCTCTATTATCGTCTCCATTCTGGCTTTTCTGCTGTTTAAGGAGGGTGCGTAATGGCCGGTGTAACCACTTATTTCATGACAACTGGTGCTCACAAAGAGCGCCAATCCAAGCGCCAGATGAGACGTGCCACTTCGAGGGCAGAGTCGGAGAAGGCGACGAGGGATCGTCAGCAGAAGACACGAGAGTCCAGCGGAGTTCGTGATCAGCGCAGGCAGAGGGCTACTGGCGTCGGTCGAAACAAGACAATGGGCGATCCCCTTGGCGGTGGCCAGAAGGCCGACGTGATTCGTAAGACCCTGTTGGGTCAATAGGAGGCGGTATGTCCGGGAACATGATGCAATACGGAATCCTTACCGCACCGGCTTACCACGCCCGAGAGGCGAGGAAGAGCCAGCGACGGGCTCAGTACGGAGCCGCCGCCGAGATGCAGGAGGCTGAGCGCAAGGCCAAGGAAGAGGACGTCCAGAATCGGGAGTTCGCTCGCCAGGATCGCAAGAAGCGTCGTAAGGCCATCGACCGTAACAAAACCCTGATCACCGATCCGCTCGGCTCCGGTGGCAAGGCTGACGTCATTAAAAAGACACTTCTAGGCGAGTAATGATCGAGATTGTCCCCTACTCCTCCGAGTACCGGGGGCGAGTTACAGACCTTGTCCTGATGTTCTACGACGAGGCGCTCGAGGAGGCTGGCCTTGATGCCAACTACGATTCAATCGAGCTAATGGAAGCGACCCACGAAGATTCAACATTCCTGGCCGTTGATGGTGACAACGTCGTCGGCGTTATCAGTGGAGTCATCACTGAGCAGAGGATGTCGGATTCTAGGCTGTTCCATGAGACAGTCTGGTATGTCCACCCTGAGTACCGCACCTGCGGGGTGAGACTACTTCGCCACCTGGAGAACTGGTGCCGTGAGCAAGGAATCGGGCAGATCGTGATGTGTTTCATGTTCAACTCGATGCCCGAGAAGCTCTACGATTTTTATCAAAGAATGGGATATCGACCGCTCGAGGTCCATCTCATGAAAGAAGTTCAACATGCCTAAAGACGCACGACAGATCCTCAAGGAGAAAGCCCAGGGTCTATCAGATCGGGCCAACTTCGACACCTACTGGCAGACCTGCCACGATTTCTATGATATTGAGCACGACGACGTCAACCAGCAGTACTCCGCTGGGACCGAGCTCACCGTCACCCAACTCTTCGACACCTATTCATTAGAGGCAGCTGACGTTCTGGCGTCTGGTCTGATGAATTACATGACCCCCCCAGCCTCGAAGTGGTTTGGGTTTACGACCAAAAACAAGGGTCTGATGGAGTCGAAGAAGGTCGCCCACTACCTCAAGGACGTGGAGGCCGAGGTCAACCACGCTCTGAACAACTCCAATTTCTACGACGTCAAGCCCGATTTCTACAAGAAGTCCGGGGTCTATGGGACTTCGATCCTCTTCCAGGAGGACGATCCCTTCGATGACGTCCGCTTCTATTCGATCCCGGTCAAGAACTGCGTGATCGTTGAGGATGCCCGCCAGCGTGTCGTCGAGTACTACATCGAGTTCGAGTACACAGCCACCCAGGCGGTGACCAGATTCGGGGACAAGACCCACCCCTCGATGATAAAAGAGCACAAGGAAAACAGGGAATCCAACAAGAAATACAAGTTCACCCTGTATATCGGACCCAACTGGGACCGTAATCCCCAAGCCATCGACACCAAGAACAAACCCTGGACAGCCAAGTGGGTCGACGATGAGCACATCACGATCATTGATGAGGGCGGATTCGATGAGCTCCCGGCCATGTGCCACCGCTTCTACAAGCGAGCCAACATCGTCTGGGGATTCTCGCCAGCCATGAAGGCTCTGAGTGACGTCCGAGTCCTCAATGCAATGGCCAAGACCCAGCTGAGAGCAGCCATGAAGGCCACGGACCCAGCGGTCGCCATGCCTGACAACGCCTTTCTCATGCCATTCAACTACAACCCTCGAGGGACGAACTACTATCGCAAGGGATCGCTATCCCGTGACGACGTCTTCACCGTGGGTAACGACGGGAATCCCATGATCGGGATGGAGATGATGGAGTATCGGATGCAGCGTATCCGGTCCCAGATGTTTACCGACGTCTTCCTGGCCTTCCAGAATGTGACCAAGCAGATGAACAACCCCGAGGTCTTCGAGCGGATCGCTGAGAAGATGACTCTCTTAGGGCCTGCGGTTGGTCGGTACATGAGTGCCGTCCTGGATCCGACTCTCACCAGGACCATGTCTATCCTCGACCGTAAGGGAAGACTCCCAGAGCCGCCCCAGGAGCTCGTGGATGACCCCCAATTCGAGATCGAGTATCTTTCCACCCTTGCCAAGGCACAGCGCAATAGCGAGCTCCAGAGCCTCCAGAATGCCCTCCTGATGGTGGGTCAAATGGCTCAGTTCTCCCCCGACGTCCTGGACAAGGTCGACGCCGACCGTGGAGTGGACGTGGTCTTCGATGTCACGGGCGCACCAGTTCAGATGCTCAGAGACGACGTTGAAGTCGGTGATATCCGAGATCGCCGAGCCGAGGCAGAGGCTCAAGAGCAGGAGATGGCCATGCTCCAGGCCGGGGCAGGTATCGCCAAGGATGCCACGATGGCCAGCAAGACGGCCAGGGATGCACAACTCGGAGCAGCCCCAGGGATCGGCATCTAATGTTTGCATTGACCACAGATATATACGAGAAGTGGATCGAGATGGGGCTGATCAAAAGAGGTCAGGATGGGATCTCCATAAAGAGCATGGGGTCCAGTATCATCTCGTCCGAAGAATGGGAGGCCAGCCGTGGAAATTGACGTCGAGACAGCACGAGAGATGAAGTTAGCCGTAGATCGGCTCTTCGAGACCCCCGAGGGTCGAGTGCTATTGGAGTATCTTGATTGGACAACTGGGCGGTATATGCCCACATACAACGAGGACTCCGGGACATCAATCGCCATCGAGGCCGGAAAGCGACAGCTTGTCGCAGGACTTCATCAAATGCACCGACTGACAGGTGAGCAGATACACGAATATATCAAGCAACAGTTTTCCTGAAAGGACCCGCAATGACGGACACTCCCACCAATGACAACCCCGGAGCGATCCAGGACGTCCAGCCCTCCAACGTCGAGCCAGCAGCCACTCCAGCTGCCGACGCTCCTTGGTATTCCGGACTTTCCCCTGATCTGGCCAACAACCCCACACTCCAGAAGTACAAGAATGCCGAGGCGGCTCACCAAGGCCACCTGGAATTGGCCTCTCGTTTGGGGGGTGACAACGTGACATGGCCCAAGGGGAAGGAAGATCAGGCCGGATGGAATGACATTCATGCCCGCATGGGAGTCCCCGAGAACTCGGACGACTACAAGCTCCCCCACGTCGATCTACCCGATTCTCTCGATGGAACACTGGACCGCTTTGGTTTCCAGCAGCAAATGGCAGACATCAAGGCCACCCCAGATCAGGCTGCGGCTCTCTGGGACAACTACACGGGGATGATCCTCCAGTCCATTGCTGACGCTGAAACACAACATCAAGAGCGGATCAACAACGCCAAGGCCGAGATGCAGCAGGAGTGGGGCGAGGCCTATGAGGCAAAGATCCAGCGTGGCCAATCTGTCCTCAACCACTTTGCCGGATCAGAAGCAGAGCTCGAGGAGCTCACGGTCGCCCTATCAGGCGTCCCCACTGGTCAGCGTTTTCTGGCCGGAATCGGCGATATGATGGCAGAATCCCAGGTCGGAGGGTTCCAGGAGCGCCAGAACTTCACTCTCACTCCCGAAGAGGCCCGTCAGGAACTCAGCGCCATCAAGGCAAACCCGAACTACCGTAGCGACGATGAGACGGTACGCATTCCACTGGTTAATCGTGCAAACGAATTGATGAAGATGGTTGGCGCTGGTAGTATGAAGAGAGAGATTATCTAATCTCTGGCAGATACCTCCTTGTAATTTAAGGAGCCTGCACAAGCAGAGGCTTAGGAACAGCCCGCATTTGGCGGACACCTGGGAATCAGCCTGTAACGGTAACTTATTTTGCAAGGAGACAGTGTCATGACGGACACAAATAATGTCATCTATGCGCAGCAGTACAGCGAGAACATCATGGCTCTCGCTCAACAGGGCGCATCGAAGCTCTGGCCGACGGTCTATCAGAAGACCAACGTCCGGGGTAAAAACTTTTTCCAGGACCAGATCGGTGAGTGGAACATGGCCGCCAAGGTTGGACGGAATCCCGTCACGCCTTCCAGCGACCCAGCCCTCGCCCGTCGTATGGCACCGATGGTTGCCTTCCACGATGCGGTTCTCCTGGATCGTTCAGACGAGCTCAAGGTCATCAGTGACCCACGCTCCAGCTACACAATGGCCGCAGGTAAGGCCATTGGTCGTCAGATTGACGATGAGATCATCACGTCTCTGGGTGCTGCTGCTTCGACTGGTGAGACGGGCTCGACGAGCACCGCCCTGCCTTCGAGTCAGCAGATCGCTCACGGTTCGGCTGGTCTGACCTTTGCCAAGGTTCGTGAGGCTTCCAAGAAGCTCAACAACGCCGACGTCGAGGTCGAGGATCGTTTCTTCGTTACTAGCCCCGCTGGTATCGAGGACTTGCTCAGCATCACCGAAGCCACGAGCAGCGACTACAACACTCTGCGGGCTATCCAAGATGGTCAGTTCCACGGGAAGACCTGGATGGGTTTCCAATGGATCATGAGCACCCGCCTTGCCGTTGAGTCGAACATCCGTGACTGCTACGCCTTCCACAAGTACGGCATCTGCGCCGGTCTGTCGGAGTCGCCTTTCGTGCGCACCGACGAGCGAGCAGACCGCTCATACAGCTGGCAGGTGTACTACGAGCTCAACATCGGGACGACTCGTCTCGAAGAGGAGCGAGTGGTCAAAGTTGCAATCGACGAGTCCTAAACCCAGTATTCTTGAAAGGAGATTGACATGACTGCCGTTAAAGGAGTAAATGTCACAAAGTACGAGGCTGGGGGACAGGGAGATAACGCTATCACCCAGGGTCTCATCGCCTCAGAATTGAACGTCTGGAGCGACAGCTATGAGGCTTCTGGCCTTGCAGCCGCTTCGACCATCGAGATGGCGAATCTGCCAGCCGGTGCAAAGGTTCACGCTGTTTTCCTTGACTGGGATGCGCTCGGTTCGAGCCGCACCCTGGCCGTTGGAGACAGTGACGACGCTGATCGCTACCTCGCTGCTACGGACGCTTCGTCCGCTGGTGGTGCTGTTGGCAATCTCGTCGATGGAAAGCAGTACGTCATCGGGACAGCCACCGACGACGACGAAATCCTGGTCACGACCGGGGGATCAACTGCTACCGGAACCATCAAGTTGACGGTGTTGTACACCCTCTAAGCGAATCGGGGGAGGGGGTTTCGGCTCCCTCCCATTTTTTCGAGGCTGACATGGAAGTTTGGGAACACAACGGCATCAAGGCTAAGGGCTACAAGCCCGACCAAGTCGGTGCCTATGAGGATTTCCACCCTGGAGGCTGCATCGTTCTTGGAACGTCACGAGAGGCCTGGAAGGATCTCGAAGCCGCCAAGGACAAGTTCGGTCACAAAGACCACTATCACATTATTGCTGTCAATGACATCGCTCACCAATACCGTGGGCCAATCCAGCAC